ATAGAATAGTTATTAGAATCACCAAATAAAGCCGAATCGACTTCATCTACTGCCATAGCAATAAATCTATTTTTTTTGTCTGTAGTACAAGCTGCATTTATGCTTGGAGCAATATCTGCCAACCATTCAAGAGATGTTGTCATAACTATTTTTTAGAATTAATTGCTTCAATTAATTTAGCTTTGCTTAAACCTTCAGTTTCAATTTCCAAAGATTCAGCAAGATCGATTAAAGTTGCTTTAGTTTGAGCTTCAAGGTCGATTTCATTTAAATCAACACTTTCTTCTGATTCTTCAGTTTCTTCTTCAGATTCTTCTTCGTTAGAAGCATCTTCATCAGGACCTAATAAATCAGCAGCTTCTTTATCGGCAAGTTCTTTAGCTGCTTTTTCTTCAGCTTCTTTCTCTGCTTTTAATTCGGCTTTAGTTTTGTAAGATTTTGCAACTTTTTCTTCAGTAGCAACTAATCCAGAAGTTTTAACCATATCTTCAAACATTGGATGAGCTTTTACTGCAGCAAATTCTTCTTTTGAAAGTTCATTTATGCCTGGCATCAATGTAATGCTTCCAATAGTAGTTTTAAATCTGATGATATTCTTTACTCTATTTTCAATTTTCATAATACAAATTTGTTTAAGTTAATAAGAATTAAAAAGGGAAGATTTCTCTTCCCTTTTTAACCAACTAGATTCCAGTTGTATAAGACATTGAGTAAGGCAAGAAAACTCTAGCACCACCACATCTAGCTTCTAAAATATTTTTGGTTGCAAGATTTTTGATTTGAGGAGCATGAGGCATCATTCTGATAGGAAGAACACCTTCAAGTTTATCTTGAGTATTGTTATAAAGAACAAAACCTGATTTAGTTCCACTAACAAAACCATTTTTCAATTGCTGGATCCATTCAACTTTCAAATTATATTCTTCTTCAATATATTTCAAAACTGATTTTCCAGAATACATGGTTGTATCAAGAGCTTTTTTCTTAATCAAATGGTAATTAGTAGCATCAACTAACATAGTAGTCGGAATTTCATTACCGTTGGTAAGATCAAGCATATCATTGATCGCTTCTTCCACGTCTGCAAGAATATTTGCAGCAGTTTTAGTTGACCAAGTGGTAGTTGAACCAGAACCAGTTGCAGCAGCTGCGGCAGATGGAACAGAGGCAGCATTAAACATACCTTTAATTCCAAAAGCAGAGTCACCGAAGCCAAGCATTTTTTCGATCTTTTGATCTAAAGCTCTACGAGCAGCAAGTGCTTTGTTTTCAACTGATGAACGACCAACTTGACCTAACATTTTATCTTTTCTAAGATCTTGAACAGAATAAATGTAAGAGGTTGCAATTGATTTGATTCCATTAGTTACTTGAGAACCCATTACTTCGACAGTTTTAATGTCATCAGCAAAGTCAGCAATAACAGAGGCTTCACCTGCAGAATCTAAAATGTCATAAGTATCGTTTTCAGCACCTTCAGGAATTGCGTTATTGATTGGAAGTAAACCGCCATTCAATAATTTCAATTCGTTGTAAGTAGGTTTAAATACTTTTTGACGAATAAATTCTAGGTTTCTAGCAAAGAAGAATGAATCATCTTTTTTAGTAATGCCTACTTGTTCAGCCGCTCTTTCATAAGCTTTGAACTCTGGAAGTGAGGTATCAATTTTGAAATCCTCACCATTGTCTAGTTTAAAAGTTTCGATAGTCATATTATTTCTCCTGATTAAATTAAAGTTATGCTGGTAAATTCAATTCAAGAAGAGCAAGTACTGGAGTACCAGTGGTACCAACAGCAGCGCTTCTGAATTTTCCACTAGGAACGGCTAAGTTACCAGAAGATGAATTTGTAAATTGACCCCGGTTTGCGGTGTTGCTCTTATCGTTATAAACGTAAGCATCTTCACCGTAAGCAACAGTTGCAACTACATAAACCCAAATGCAACCACGAGTCATAACATTGACAGCATCGTTGATTTCGTATTGATCATTTCCACCAACAGTTACTGGTTGACCGTGTCTCAATACAGAAACACCTTCAAAAATATCTGTTGAAGTGTAAGCGATTGTTAAAGTAGGTTGACCTGCACCGCCGGTAACAGCGTTATTGGAAACAGTTACGTTGTCAGTTGCATTATCAACAGTAATTAAAATTTCACGACCAGTTCCTGCAACACAAGAAATTCCTGCAAGAGCATCGATCGCAGCAATTAAAGCAGCAAAGGTTGCAGCATGAGATGTTGCATAAACTACCGGAGTGATTGTAAGAGCAGTTGCTGATCCAATTTGAACTGACATTGGAATTGAGTTAGATGCAACAAAGTCTACAGAATAAGTCACAGAGACTTTATCTTTGAAAATGTTTTTAACATCAGTTCCAGGTGTTGCACCAATTACAACAGCTTTACCGAAACCGATTGCTTGTTCAGCGTTTCTTGTTTTGATATTGCTATCTTGTAAATTTGCGATTTGGCCGTTGATTGCAACGTCCAACTCATTTTGATATTTTGTTAATGCTACCATAAATTACTCCTTTTTAGTTGAATTTTTGTTAAGTTCCCTTAGTAGATCAGCATTGCTTAATGCTACAGAAGGTTGACCAGAATCAGTCTTATTAGAGGCTGCTTTGATACTTTCAGCAAAGTTGGCATCTTTTTTGATGTCAATAATGCTGTCGAATCTTGCAGTCAAATAATCCTCACTAACTTCATCAGCTTTAAATTCTTTCGTAAATAAAGTGATAACCTTAGATTTGATTTCCTTGTCAGATAATTTAGAAAGGTCTTCATCTGATTTGAAAAATTCAGATGCTTTCTTTTCTAGATCGATTCTAGCTTGGACTTTGGCTGCAATATCAGCAGTATGATCTTTTTTCAATTCTTCATCAAGTTTTACTTGAATAGAATCTTTTTCACCTGTTACAGTGTCTAATTTAGTTTGCAAATCGGTTTTGTCTTTTGACAAATCCTCTTTATCTTTTTTCAGCTCTGTGTTTTCCGCTTCAATAGAGTCGATCTTCGAAGCGACCTCTTCTGAAACTTCAAACTCTTTGCCATCTAATCGTATTTTTTTCATATTTAGATTGTCATTGAAGTTAGTATTAAAAACACAAATAGCATCTTGACTATCAAGTCGAAGCTTAGCTTTATCGCCAGCTCTTCCTTCATAGACAAGGGCCAAATGATTCCCTCTTATGTTCGTTTGAACATAATCATATCTCTCACCTTTAAATACACCATCTTTTTTAACGAGAGTTACTTTGTAGCCAAATGAAAGGCCACGTTTACCTGATTTTGCATCTTGTACCGCTTGTTTATCGGTAATCTTAATGAATGGAGCTAAATAATTGTCAATTTTCTTAATATCTTGGCCAGTCATGCCGACAGACAATTCAGATGCATTGTCAATATTCACCATATCTTCTGGATGATTATTAGTAATTGGTTTCATTTTAAATGAATCAATTGCATCTTGGCTGAAAACTTCTTCATCAGTTCTTAGCTCTCTTTGGACTGAACCGTCAGCTCTGCGGTATGAAAATACACCGGTCCTAGTTGCAATGGCATATCCTTCTAGGAATCCTTCAGGAGTTTCAGTTAATTTTAACTGATCCAAGTTTATTTCATCAAATCTTAAAGCTTGTTCCATTGTTAATTATTTTTAATTTCGTAAGAACTATCTAATTTTACTTTCGAATAAAAGAAAGCATTGAAAAAATGGTAGCCTTCTTTTTCTTTAACCCTCATGGTCTTTCTGTCGGCCGATAGAGTGTATTTACTGATTCCATCTGCTTCAACATACACAACCAAATTACAATTTTTTTCTTTTGCAATATTTTTAATAACTTCTTCGTTAACTTTGAACTCTTCATCAGTTGAAAACTCAATGAAGTGAACAATTGTTTGTTCTTTCAATTCAGTTGATAAAACAGTGATTGTCATAACAACATCTTCGATCTTTTGAACTTTTATAATCTTTACATCTTTAAAATCGCTTTCGACTTTTCTAAGAGCAAGATCTGAATCAAACAAATTTTCTCTAGCTAATTGATCAAACTTATTTTGTTTGACAAACATACTAGAATTAATCTGACTACAAGAGGCAACAAGTAAAACGAGAATTACTGATAAAAATTTCACAAAATTAAAATTTAGGTTGTAGTAAACTTAGTAATTATTACAACAATCAAAGTAAAAGTAAACATTTTAATCAAACATAGAATCAGTAATTATCGGTTGTGCAATACAACGACAATTTATCTCGCTTCCAGGATGTCCAATTTTAGGTCCTTTTTCCCAAGTGAAAGTTTCTCCATCTAAAACCTTATGCGTTGGTCTTACTCTTTCATCTTGAGCTGTGGTCCAAACATAAGATATAATTCCCACTTCTTGTTGTCTAAGTTGAGTTAATTGTCCATTGAATTTATTGGTTTGGTCTCTTGCAATCAATCTTGCTCTGTTTTCACCAATACCTTCAGACTTAGAAAGTTCTTCTTGAATTTTTTCAATTCCGTTTCCTTGAGAAAGGTTGGAATAAAGGGTTTGTTCAACTCTTGCTTTTTGATCTAACCCCATTTTGGTAATTAAATCTGTATTTTGAGTTTGAAAAAGCTTTAACTGTGTTTCCATGTAAGGCTCTTGGACTATTGGATTCACAGACAAAGACGAGTGGATTGTTTTGACAAATTGTTCTTTATTCATCAAAGAAATCTTTTCTCCTTGCTCAATAGTGAGTCTCGAAACTCTATTTGGTGTAACTACAGAAATAAAATCAAAATAAGTTTTATCAACAAGCTGTTTTAATTGATCAACCCATGATGCATCTAGCTTTATGTCATTAGAATCTGGACGAAGTGATTTCGATTGAGCAACTAATAATGGTAATGCAGGAATGATGTTCTCTTTGACTTTATCGTAGAAAATTTTATTAATCGCAACTAAATGCCTTTGATAAGATCTCTCTGCAGCCATTGGATATAACCATTTCTTAGGCTTTTTGATTTTAATCTTGCCTCGATTGGCCATTAAAACTTGTTGCTTTAATAATGGATTTTTTGCCATGATTAATTTTGAGTATTTGGATCAGTAGGAGTTTGATCTGTTGCTTCAGGAAGTTCAGGAGCATCACCTTCAACAGTGGTTTCGACTGAATATTTACCACCTCCAAATCTAGAAGATCTTACCTCATTTGGATCAACAACACCAGAATTAATGTATATTTCATCAGTCTTGGCTTGTTCACCTCTCATTTTAACTTTTTCTTCATCAGTTTGTTGCCATAATGAATTGAACTCTGGGCAATATTCTTCATTTGAATCTAATTCAGAATCTTGAGCGTAAGAAATTAAATCAATTAGTTTTTCAAGTTGTTCTAACAAATCTTCTTCTTGATCAGATTTAATTTTGTCGTAATAAATTCTCATTTCACCAGAACCATCAGCTTGTAAACCTTTTGCACTAGTTCCAAATAAAATTGTACTAGGCACTCCTGTCATACCGGCTAAGGTTTCTTGCAATTTACCAAATACTTCAGCAACACCTGTTAATGCTTGAGAAATTGATTCAAAACTTTCATCATTATCAAGTAAAAGAGTTGTTGATACTGATTTTGCCAAGTCAAATATCTGTGCTCTTGCATCCAATTGTTTTTGTCCATCTTTTGATGCTAAAAGCTGCATCAAATTTTTAATTTTAAGAACATCAATGTTTGCTTTAAGAAGTGATCTAAACAATGCCTGCAATGCTAAGCCATAATCTTCAAATGTCTCATGAAGTGATTGTAGAATTGAAAGACCCCAATATTTTTCATAACCAGGAGTAACCGCAAGTTCATCTTGAGGGTAATATTCACCTGTGAAAACTAAACACCTTGACTCATGGAAAGTTTCCATTTTACCGTTGACATTTACAGTAAAAAATTGAGGATCACCATAGTTGGATTGAGTTGCATCATTGTAATAATTCAACGAATCAATTGTGACGTATTTTCTGCTAAAATATTTTAATTTATGAATGGCTTTGATGTTTTTAATATCGACTGGTTCGTTGGGAAGCTTACCGTCTTCAATCACCATGAAGATTAACGCACCGCCAAAAAGTTTAGAAGCACGAAGTGCATTCTTAAATTCTTTTTTGGCTTTAAGTTCTTTTAAATAATTCAAAACCTTGCCATCAGTGTCTTCAGGTATTGTAATCCATTGACGAATCATATCATCAACAACTAAATCTATATAGCGCTTAGCGAGACCGTTGCCTACATAAATCGAAGCGATAGTAGGATCATCAGCAAGAGTTAAATTGAATCCTGTGTTGCCACTAACCTTTTGACCAATCTTTTTGGCGGTATCAACATAGCCATCAGCTTTCATTTGCTCTTGGATGGTTAATTCTTTAGTTGTTTTTTTATCTTGAGCCATAGATTTTAACTTCGTTTAATAATCCAGAATAATTCATAGG